ATGGCTCGCTTGTGCCTGCTTGCGGTGCCGGTACCGCTGCTGGTGGACTACCAGTGGTCTGGAATCGTGCTGGTTGTCGTGTGGTGGTGGCTGTTCGCCACCAAGCGCGTGGACAGCCATTTCTGGCTAGGCACTGCGGCGTTCGTGCCGCTGTGCTTGTTCAATGGCAACGCTTGGGCGCTGCTGGCGCTACCGGTGATGGCGCTGGGTCAGGTCGATCTGGACGTGCCCAGGACACGATGGGCCTTCTATTGCTATTACGTGCTGCATATCGGTCTATTGGCTGTGTTTTCTTGATCGCAGATCCATCCTGCTGGAAAAACGGGCTGGAAACCGTTGCGCTGCAAGGGTTTCCAAAAAGCACCGATCGAGGGCGCGCCAGGTGTTTGATTCGCAGCTGAGTCGGCCTTGGGCTATTCCTGACCGGGACAACCCGTATCTACGTGCCCGCTTGGCTCAGATGGAGCGTGAAGTGGCACAACGTCGGGACGCGCAAAGACCTGCTGTGGCTTCCGTGGGTGGGGCTGGCGCTAGCCGTGCGACTGGGGCGAGCATCAGGACCACTAGTGATGCTTGCGAAAGTGCTCGCAGGCAGCGAGCTGCGGTCTACAACGCTGCCGGTCTCCGGCGCTCGTTTTCAACCTCCAGCACGATGGACAACATCGTCCATAACGCATGCAAATAATCCGGGTATAAGGGCTTCAGCCCCTACGGATGCGCTTTTATCCGGCGCGGGTCCCGAAGTGACGTTCTCGCCAGTCGCCCAGGTCTACGACAATGGCCTTGACCATCGACCGCTGACCAGCTTTTCGTGCAACGTTCCTTTTTCGTGTCGCGTCACGTAAATCAGTAGCGTCCACACCCTATAGCAGGCCGCGCAGCCTGCGTTCTGATATCCGCTCGCCAGTCGGGGACACCAGATCTCGCTCAGCCAGCCGCCAGCCAGCCCACGGGCCTGTCAGGCTGACGTGGTTGTCCACGATCCGTTTGTAGTGATCGCGAGCGCAGTTGTTGGGACATTGGGTGCCGGGCTTCCAGCACGGCGGGCGGTTGTCCAGGTCATAGGTATCATTCATGCCTCAATCTCATCCTTGCGAGGTGTACGAGGAGGTAGGCAAGACGTGATCCAAAGCCAAATCCAGCTGACACGGCGGATAAGTCATTTCGCATAATGTATAGACGGTGCCGCTGAAACATCGGCTTCTGCTGCCTGTACGTGCGCAGGGGAGGCGAGGCCCACCCCCATCACTAGGGCCATCGCAGTAGCCGCTAGCTTGCGCCATACCGCCTTCTCATCAGAGCTAATTGCTCGCGCCTCACCCACGATGCCTAGCACTCGCGCCAGCGGAATACCCGAGAGTCCAGCGATCGTTGCGGAGACGACAGGATCCGGAAGGCGAACCCCTTTTCTGTAGCTCGACATCGCCTGTTTTGAGACGCCTAAGCGTTTCGCCAACTCACCGTCAGTAGCTGCCCCAGTTTCTTCTTTGCAGCGATCCAGCAAGAAATTTACGTCCATTAGTCCTCACCCTGTTGACGCCTGTCCTCACCCAGAGTACAACGTGTTTGGTCCTCGGGATGAGGACACCTCACGTAGCCCTACATGAGGTGTGGGGTTTCTAGGGCTAGCGAATGGGAGGAGGGGTATGGGCATCGATCAAAACTTGAAGCCTCTGAATGTCAATGGTCAATTCCCTTTGCAATTTGTCGGCGCAATCGAATATCTCTTTGAGGCTGCCTTGCAGTGCGTTAATGTCACGCCGGAGAGAAGGACTGTTATCTTCTCCTCGCTCCTTAAAGAAATCCATCAATACGCCAAGCTTGGAGATACTCAGGCTAAGGTCGATAACTTTACTCTGAAGCTCCAAGTTCAACGTCGAGGTTTCATCCAAGCTAAAAGAGATAGTTTGGATGCCCCAACATATTGCCCTTACGCTATTGCGGATATTAGGTATAAACAGCGGCCCTTCGGCGTCAGTGGCTGGCTGCTTGCCCAGCACACAACCCATCCAAACAGCCAACGTCATTTTTACCCGAATTCGGTTGAGTATTCTGGAATCTGCTTCCAGCCGCTCGCGGCTTTGTTGTGCGCTTTCAGCGACGCGTTGCAAATGTGCTTCACGGGCGTACCACGCAGCTCCTACACCAACAGCCCAAGTGCCAACGCCAGCAATCCAATCGGCAGCGTTACCTGCGCTTGCGAAGACCTGATAATTCCAGAATGCCGCGAAAAAAAACCATGTGATTGTTCCTCCAAGCAGAATTCCCACGAGAGCTACTGCAAGCAGGTCACAGGAGGTAATAGGCTCTTTGGCAACGACACACTTCATCCATTTCTTCATCGCGCCCCCTTAGGCGTCCGGTCCATCGCGGGGATTCTGGCATGACCAGCATCCTCTTGGCTCTCTGCGGGCTCTCAGTGGCCGTTGGGTTGGCCGGGCTTTACGTATGGGCTCTGGACCGCCGCGCTGCGCGTGCCGATTCCGCATGCCGCGCTGCTCGTCTTGTCGCCCAGGCACGTGCAGAGGTCGGCCATGGTTGAGCCTTCCTGCTACGTCATCAGTTCTGCCGATTGGCACCAGCTTGTGAAGGTGCTCGCGGTCGGCGCTCTGCTGGTTCCGATTGCGCAGGTGCTGATCACTACCGAATGGCTGGGCTGGCTGGAGTTCTTCCGTCGTTGCGCCCGTCGCCGTCGCCTTCGCGCCATTCGGCAGGCACGCCGTGGCTGACCTGCACCCCCTTGATTCTGATATCGCGGCCGTCGCTGGTGTAGCGCCTGCGTTTGACTGTGCGGTCAATGGCAAGCGTGTGCGCTGCGTTGAGGGGATGACCAAGGTTGCGCGCATGGGCATCGCCTTGCTGCCTCCTGCGGCCCAGCAGGGGGGCTTTTCCCCAGTGGACACTGGTGAAAAGGGTCAGGTCGCAGAAATTGGCCCGGGGAGTAACACGGGCCAAAAGTCGGTCGCTCAGGAACAGGGAGCCATCATCGACTTTTTGACCATCGTCTTTCCGTTTGAAGCTGCCGACGAAGTGCGATGCACGCAGCTGGATCTGTTGCTTTACCGGATCTTCGGTTTTCGCGGCGAGGTTCGCGCCGGTGCGATCCGCAAGAAGCAGTGGAACTTCTACCCGTTGAGCGCTGTTCTCGTGGACCGCGAAGGTGAGCTTGTCGGCCATGTTGGCTTGGGTGGCAACAAGGAAACCATCTGCATCAGCCTTTCCGGTGCTGGCTGCAAATGGGTCACCCGCTGGGACGTGGTGCACCGCCAGTTGGGTCTACTGAAAGCCAAAATCAGCCGCGTGGACGTTGCTCATGACGACTACGAAGGCGAGCGCATCAATGTGCATGCCCTTCGTGAGCGCGCTGCTGCGGGTGACTTCTGCGAGGGCGGTTGCCCACCACGCCACCGCTTCATGAGCGATGAGGGCCACGGCACGGGCTGCACGCTCTATGTCGGCGGGAAGGGCCACAAAGAACTGTGCGTGTACGAGAAGGGCAAACAGATGGGGCTTCCTTCATCGCCCTGGACACGTTGTGAAGTGCGCCTCTACGGCAAGCATGTGGAAGTTTCCCATGACGTACTGCTGACCCCGGCCGCATTCCTGCGCGGGTCGTATGGCGTCATCAGCGAATTGATCGAAGGCATCTGCACCCGCCTCAAAACGATTCGCAAGCAGGTCGAGTGTTCCGCAGAGGCAGCTGTTGCATGGCTGAACCGTCAGGCGGGACCAATGCTCAACGTCCTCCGCGAAGCGTTCGGCCATAGCTGGTCGGACTTCGTCGAGGCCCGCGTTCTCCGTGATGGCCACCCGGGGAGATTTCGCGGCATTGCCAAGGGTGAGCCACTCCATCGCTATGTGAGAGAAGAACTATGCCAATTTGCCGCGTGAAGTCCGCCGCTGTCGAAGAACAGCACAACCCCAAGACCAACAGCATCATGCGTTCCCAGATGGTCGGCCTCGATCTGGGCAACGGCTTCGAATTGCCGTTCCGTGTCGGCCTCGGCCAGCGTCCGGCTTATCCGGCTGGTGAGTACGACATTGATCCCAAGAGCTTCGCCCTGGGCAACTTTGGTGACCTGACGCTCAAGCGTTATGTGGACTTGGTGCCGCTGGGCGTCAAGCCGCACGCCCCGGCCCCGGCGAAGGGCTAACCCATGTCTGACCAGCCGGAATCTCTCTACGTCGTTGGTTGTGCGCCTGAGAACGTGCAGCCGGATGGCGTGTGCGCGGTTCCGGTCTGGATGCCATACCACCAACCAATTCTGCCGCCCCTGGACTTGGTTGATGGGAGCTTGGTGGCCTTCGCCGTTGTCGGCGTTTGGGCTATCGGCTTGAAAGCGCGTCTCGTATTCCGCGCGGCGCGTACCTAGGGGCTCTAACCAGAGAGGTTCATATGAAGAACGTTGTCAACGCTGCACGTCGTTTCGCTGCCACCACCGGTGGCAAGGTCGTTGCTGGTGGTTCCGCCTTGATGGCTTCGGGCGCAGCTTTCGCCAGTGGTGGTGGCTCGCCGGGTGCTGCCATCGCTGGCGAACTGGCGAGTGGCAAGGCCGACGTGATGCTGGTAGTCGCCGCTGCCGCCGTCATCCTGGGCGCAATCATCCTGTGGGGCTACGTCAAGAAGGCTCGCTGATCGGCGGGGCAGGGGATTGGGAGGGGCGTACCGTCATGGTCGCCCCTTTTTTGTTCGTTAAAGGAGGGGGTATGGGTTACTTCGTAATCATCGCCGTATGCGGCGCGTGCTGGCTTGCGTTTGAGGGCATGTGATGGACTTCCGGCGAATCTTTGTCAGTGCGGTTGCCCGTCGCGTTGCCTATGTCGTTGTGGCGGCGCTATTGGCTTGGCTGGGCATCGGTCGTGCAAGCGCTGCTAACTGCCAGACAACTGGTGACGCTTGTGATCAAGGCACGGCGTATGAGGCCGCGTGGACGCATGCAAAGAGCGTGGAGAATCCGAACGGAGTTTCTTCGCGCACCCGGGCGTGTGTATTTCACTACCCCAGTGGGAAAAGATATGTGGGTGGTGCAGTTTCCTATAGCCTTCAATGCAGTGATCCGTTAGCAACCAGCAATGCTAAGAGCACCGCGAATTTCGTCTATGTCGGCGACTGTGCGTCCCGGCCAACGCAGACGACGCCTTTCTTGCCGGTGACGGGTTCCACCGGCTGCAATCGCGGTTGCGCGGTGGTCTACGCGCAGAACGCCGATGAGACCAGCCGAGTTAGCACCACTGGCGCTGTTTGTACGGAAGATGACACTAAGAACAACTGCCCAGCCGGTAGCTACTGGAACGGGTACATGGGCGTTTGTGAGCCGGTGGACAAGCCATGCCCAGAGGGTCAGAAGAAACAGGACGGAAAGTGTGTGCCGGACGGCAAATGTCCTGATGGGATGGTGGGTGTGCCAGGTACTACACCGGGAGCGATTCAACAGGGATCGCTCTATTGCCAACCGTCTGAGAATGAATGCCCCGCAGGAAACATTAAATCGTCTTCTGGAAAATGCTTGCCGGGTGATGGGCAGTGCGCAGCGGGTGAGGCCCGGCGCGACAACGGAACCTGCGGCAAAGATTCGGACGGGGACGGCAAGGCGGATGAGGACGATGATGACCCCAGTAATGATCCGAGCAAGGAAAGTGCTTCCGGTGGAGACAGCTGCAATGCGCCTCCGTCCTGCTCTGGTGGTGCCATTGCTTGCATGCAGGTAAAGATTCAATGGCGTATTGATTGCAACACACGTCGCAAGGTCAATATCGCAGGCGGCACATGCTCGGCGGTTCCTACTTGTACGGGCGAGGGCTGCAACGCGATGGAGTACGCCCAGCTGATGCAGCAGTGGCGGTCCGCATGCGCGCTCGAAAAGCTTGCGAACAAGAAGCCCGGGGATGATCAAAGTGACGGTGCCGATGGGAATGGCAACGGGGTTCCCGACGCATTAGAGGGGACTGGCGAAGTCGCTGATGCCGGTGATGGTCAAGCTGATGTGGATGGCGCAAAGAAGTTCGGAATCGGGGTGTCTACGAATCTTCTTTCCACTGACAACATTTTCGGCGGTGGTTCTTGTCCGCAGCCGCCTACCTTCAAGTACATGGGTGCCACCGTCAGTGGCGCTGATTTTCCGTATTGGTGTCAAGCGATGGCTATTTTGCGTGGCTTGATTCTTATCTTCGGTGCGTTCACCGCGTTGAAAATTCTGATGGGATGGGGGTTCTGATATGGGCATTTTCAATCCCGGAAAAATGGTCTGGGGATGGATCGCTGATGGTGTAAAGCATCTTCTTGGCAAGGCCAAAGAGGCTGCTGCGGGAATCGTTGGCAAGGTGCTTGGCACGTTTGGCCTCACGACCGTGACGTTGGAAGCGGTGTTGCCGAACCTAAAGGCTTTTGTCCTTCAGTACACGGGCGGCATTACTGGGCAGGCAGCGGACTTGCTCGGGTACCTGGGCGTGGGCACTGCCATTTCGATGATCCTTTCTGCTTTGACAGTTCGCATGGCGTGGAAGGTTTTCATCGTTCCCAAGTCAGTTGCTGACACTCTCACTGGGGGGCAGTCATGATCTATTGGTTTACCGGCCAGCCTGGGCACGGCAAGACACTGCATGCCATTGAACGTCTGCTTGAGTTCAAGGATCAGGGGCGTATCGTTTACGCGTGCAATATCCGTGAGTTCGACTATGCCAAGACGGGCGTTCTTGAGATGACGCCCGAGCAGTTCCGCGATTGGCCTAACTTCCTGCCCGATGGTGCTGTGGCTCTTGTGGATGAGGCCTATGAACACGGCATGCTGCCCAAGCGTCCGCCGGGTTCCAAGTGTCCGCATCACGTCGAGCAGTTGGCGAAGCACCGCCATCGAGGCTTGGATTTCATCTTCGTCAGCCAGTCGCCGGACAAGCAGTGCGATCAATTCGTGCATGATCTGATTGAGCGACATGTTCATGTGCGCCGCCGATTCGGCACGCAATTCGTGCATCTTCGTGAGTTCGATAGGTTTGAAGCGCAGGCGGAAAAAGCCGTGCCGTTGGTGGTCAAGCGCAAGACGTTGCCTAAGCGGCCCATGGGCACATACAAGTCAACAGAACTGGATACCACCGAGCGAAAGATTCCTTGGTATTACGTCGCGTTGCCGGTCGCCGCTGCGTTGGGCTTGTTCTTGATGTATTACACCTTCGGCAACATGGGGAAGCGTCTTGGGGGCGAGGACGCAAACGCCAACGTCAAGGCAGCCAATGCGGCTGCAACGCTCGACGGAGCGCAAGCGACGGCGGGCGGTGCTGCCAGCGCAGGCAAGCAGATGACACCTGCCGAGTATGCCCGCCGCTTCCTGCCACGCATCCCCTCGGAGCCGTGGAGTGCGCCTGCATACGATGAGGCCTTGTCGCTGCCGGGAGAGGCACCGCGGCTGTTCTGCATGTCTTCCATGGGTGGAACCAATGCCCAGGGTAAGCATGCTGAGCCGTCCTGTACGTGTCTGACAGAGCAGGGCACCAACTACGTGGTTGATGAGCCAACGTGCCGCTTTGTGGCCCGCCGTGGTCAATACGAGCCCTATCGCGATGAGCGAAGTGACCGCTTTGTTGATGGTCCAACTCAAATAGAGCGGGGTAGGGAACAGCTTGCTGAGCGTAGCTCTGCAACGTCGATCGAGCGTGGCAGGCAATCCCTTGGCACGTTCCCCGAGTCTCCCGCCTATAGCACTCCCACCGTGGTGCCTTCTACGGACTATCAGCTATGACAAGCAGCGGACGTGAGTTGCTCAAATGGGTGGCCGTGGTACTGATGACGGGCGACCACGCGGTGAAGTTATTTCACGCGGGCTACGTGCCGGTGGTGTCCGAGCTCGGCCGTGTGGCGTTTCCGGTGTTCGCCTTGGTCATGGCCTATAACTTGGCGCAGCCAGGTTCTGACGTGGCGAAGTCGGTCAAGCGCCTGTTTGTTTGGGGCGTTGTGGCTCAACCGGTGTACGCGTGGGCCTTTGGCGTGTTGCTACCGGTCAACGTGCTGCTGAGCTTCGCGTTGGCTGCTGCGTGCGTCCTGTGCGTCCAGGATCGCCGCTGGTGGCTGCTGTGCCTGTTCGCGGTGCCGGTGCCGCTGCTGGTGGATTACCAGTGGTCGGGAATCGTGCTGGTGGTTGTGTGGTGGTGGCTGTTCGCCACCAATCGCGTGGATAGCCATTTCTGGCTGGGCGCTGCGGCATTCGTGCCGCTGTGCTTGTTCAATGGCAACGCCTGGGCGCTGCTGGCGCTGCCGGTAATGGCGCTGGGTCAGGTCGATCTGCACCTGCCCAGGACGCGTTGGGCGTTCTACGGCTACTACGTGCTGCACATCGGTCTGCTGGCCGCTAATTCATGACTGAGGATCTGCCCTGCAGAAAGCGCCTTCTGGAAACCATTGCGCCGCAGGGGTTTCCACGGTGTTCCGAAATTTACCGATCGAAAATGTGCCAGGACCTAGGGTCGCAGATGGGTTAGCCCTGGGCTATCATCCTGCCAACGTCACCAAGGAGTAGGGGATGTACAGGGGAATTCTCATGTTTTCGGTGCTGGCCTTCGCGGGGTCTGCATCCGCACAGCAGGTCTACAAGTGCGTGGAGCCGGGCAAGCCGATTTCTTATCAGTCGCAAGCGTGCCCCGGGCAGGCGGTAAAAGCGTGGGATGCAGTGCCTGACCAGGACAACCCTTATCTGCGTGCCCGCTTGGCTCAGATGGAGCGCGAAGTGGCGCAACGTCGGGCAGCACAACGGCCTGCTGTGGCTTCCGTGGGTGGCTATGGCGCTAGCCGAGCGACTGGGGCGAGCATCAGGATCACTAGTGATGCTTGCGAAAGTGCGCGCAGGCAGCGAGCTGTGGTCTACAACGCTGCCGGTCTCCGGCGTTCGTTTTCAACCTCCAGCACGATGGACAACATCGTCCATAACGCATGCAAATAGTCCGGGTGTAGGGGCTTCAGCCCCTACGGATGCGCCTTTAACCGGCGCGGGTCCCGAAGTGACGTTCTCGCCAGTCGCCCAGATCTACGACAACGACCTTGACCATCGACCGCTGACCGGCTTTTCGTGCAGCGTTCCGTTTTCGTGTCGCGTCATGTAAATCAGCAGCGTCCACACGCCATAGCAGGCCGCGCAGCCTGCGTTCTGGTATGCGCTCGCCAGTCGGGGCCACCAGATCTCGCCCAGCCAGCCGCCAACCAGCCCACGGACCCGTCAGGCTGACGTGGTTGTCCACAATCCGTTTGTAGTGATCGCGGGCGCAGTTGTTGGGACACTGGGTGCCGGGCTTCCAGCACGGCGGGCGGTTGTCCAGGTCGTAGGTATCATTCATGCCTCAATCTCATCCTTGCGAGGTGTACGAGGAGGTAGGCAAGACGTGATCCAAAGCCAAATCCAGCTGACACGACGGATAAGCCATTTCGCATAATGTATATTATGTTAGAGCTGAGGCGGCACAGACCTTGCCGAATCCTGCACACCGCAGCTTGCCCGCTGCGCGTCTGACCAGGAGCCACAATGAAGAACAGGAAGTTGACCGGCCCGTGGGCCGGTTTTTCGTTTGAGAACCACGCTTTGGTTACGCCCGAAGGTCGCCGCCTTCTGCCTGAAGATCTGGCGTGGTTGAGCCTAACTGCGCAACTTGCGCAGGAATACAGGCGGCTGCTCGACCAAGAAAAGCGGTTGGCCAAGGGGGTGATCCGTCGATCGACGGAACCTTGCCCGGTGGTCCCATTGCTACCGGCGCTGAAACGCCGTGCACGCGCGTGAGACGCATCCGTAGGGGCACCGCCCCTACGCCCCAGCTACAATCCGGCGAAATGAGATCTAGGGGGATTCATGGAACGAAAAGAACCGACCTTCAGCAAGCCGAACATGGATGAGGTCCAATTTCGGCAACCCTTGCGGCACCGGGAAAGAGAACCCAGCAACGGGCTAGTTTGGAAGATAGCGATAGGCGTTTTTGTGGGGATGTCGATCTGCCTGATTGCCACCTGCTCGCTGCTGGGCATCGGCGCTGCCGCTGTTGCTGACCAACAGGAACAGGCACAGAAAGCAGCGGTAGAACAGTTCATCAGGGACGCGAACAATCCCGACCCATTTGGCTACGAGGCTCGAGCCCGAGAAGAACTCCGCTTGGAAATGGAGCGCCGAGCACTCAAACCTGGCCAACGTTGCATGCAGGGCAAGCGGCTCGAACGAATCGAAGGTGGTTGGCGTGATCTGCCAAATGACCCCTGTTGATTCTATGACGCATCACATAAACCCTGGGCGCGACTGAATCGTGCTGTACGACTTCGTTTCGTACGGCACATTCTCCGGGAAGGAGCCTAGTGCACGGTTAGCCCGGCCCACAACCTGACCGGACGGCTGACCTTGCACTTGAACAACACCCTGCCCGCCTTGTTGCTCCCCTACACCATATGGAGCCTGCTGCTGGCCCACAGGCGCACTGGGTTGCTTATACGGGTTGTACGGCTCGCCCCAGCGCGCAATGTCACGGCACACGTCATCGCGCAACACGACGCGCGTGGATTGCTCTGTGACGCAACGGCAGCTGTTCTCGGTGCTCATGCAGTACACGTGGGGATCTGACACCACAGGCCGACTCAGGTAAGCCGGTGCAGACCACGGCACGTCCTGGACAAGCGGCTGGAAGTTGGCAATGTAATGCTCGCCCGTGGCAATCGTAGGCGCTATGCCAGACGAGGCCGATGGCGCCAAGCCTGCCGACGACGCCTGCACAGCAGGCGTCTTTCCGGCCGGCTCCGCGCCCTTCGCCAAACTGGTATCGCGAAACACTGCAAACCACGCGCCGCCCATCAATAACGCTGCAATCGGCCCGATGATCAGCGCCTTCTTAACCAGCGCAGGCATTTGATACTTGACCGTATGTGTCTGCGCCGAGTCATAGCAAGCAAAGAACTTCGGTTTGAACCTATACACCTCATAGTCGTAGTTTCGCTTAATCGTAGCGAGCTTCTGTCGCACCACATCCATGACCTGGTTGTCGCGAAACAAAAAGCTTTCCTGCCGACCGGCACGGCGCAATAGATGCTCGTGATATCCCACCAGCCCTCGCAAATAGGTATCGAGATAGTTGGGCTGCTGCGTAGCCAGCACAAGCCGGATGCCGTCGTGACGGATCTTATTCATCCGAACAAACTCAGGAGCCTCCCCGCCACGGCGCTCAGGGAAAAACGCCTGCGCCTCATCAACGAAAAGAATCGCCCCAGAAGGAAGATCACGCCACTTGCGCGCATCCTCCCACAGCGTCACGCCGGGAACTTTCAGTCCATCAATATTGCAGGCAAAAACATGCTCGCCCTTCTCCACAAGCTGGCAGATCGCCTCCGCCATGCGCAACGATTTGCCTGCGCCCGGAAGCCCCGTAAGGAGTGAAATAGCCGCGGTATCGCCAATCATGTCGCCTGATTCCTACGCTGCAGGAAGATGCGCTCAGCACCCTTGATGCCATAGGCACTCAGAATTATCGAAACCCCTGTATCAATACCGAGTGCATGCACCCACGTTGCAATCCCAGCGGGAACCGAATTCCACGCACTCTGCGCATACTCGATAATCGGGTTATAGATGAACTTCTGAGCCACGAACCCGAGGCCAACAGCAGACAAAAGGCGACCCAGCCAGATCGCAGACTTCAGCTTCATCAGCTTATGGATGGCGTCGCCAAAATTGGCGAAGAAGTCATTCGCAAAATTCTTTGCCCAATCAAACATTAGATTGACCTCCCAACAACGAACATCGCGATCACCGTGCACATCGCAATAATTACCATGCGAATAGCTGCGATAGCGTCATAGAAACCCTGCGGAACCTCCCATGCTTGCCCCTCAATGCTGATACCTGTCGGCAACAAGCTACCGCCAGCCGAAACACTAATCAGATCACGGCGAAGTGTTAGGCCAGAGCCACCATCCTCGCCTCCCCAAATTCCGTCAACGACGCCTGCATCGTCACCGTTGCTGCCGCCGATAGCCGCAGCCCGTGCAGCCATACCCTCCCCCATCGCCTGCATGGAACAACGCTGCTTCCACTGCTGGAGAAGCTGCGAATAGGCCTCAGCCTTGCAGCTGCTGCCTGCACAGATCGGGAGGTCATTCGTGCCACATCCGTCACCGTTGCTGATCTCACCAGAACGGCTATTGCATTCGATCTTCCACGTGTATCGGAGGTGCAGGCACTTAAGGGTATTGCCCGTGCAAGCAGGCGCTACTTCGCAGTTCCCGCTATCGCTAGCGGAATCACCATCGTCGTCATCGCCCTTTTCTCCGTTGTCCTTGTCAGGTGCACCATTGCCACTGGTATTTCCACTGCCATCGGCCTTGTTATCGCCAGTTGAATTCTTAGCGCTACCCGCAGGCACCGTTTGATAGTTCGTTACGTTGTAGTTGACGCAAGTGTTGTTGATGCAGGCAGTGGCTTGATGCCCCTCTTTACGCTGCCAATCCTTGTCATCGATCTTTACGTTTGGCGGCGTAACAGGTTCGCCCTGCTTGCTCTTTACCTGGGCATCATTCCCGTCGATCTTCTTTCCCGTCTCGGTAGGCTGCCAGCAAAACGACTTGCCAGTTGAGGCCGTGGCGCAGTAGTCACCGTTGGGTTTCTTGCAAGCGGTTTGACCGTTACCAAGAGCACTACACTCAGGCTGCTTTGGCTTGGTTGCTTCCTGCGTGTCGTCCTTCTCTTGCTGGATATCCTGAGATGGCTTGGTTGGCGAACAAGTCCCGCCGGTATAGGTGCGATCACGCATGCCGTACACCTTTAGGCCAGCGTTGTCATGGCTAAACGACGTTCCCTGTACCGCACAGCCACCAATGCAACTTGATGGCTCGGTATACCAAGGAGCAGCATCGGCAAGTGCGTTCGCATTACGAGCGGAGCAGGTCTTATCCGCCCCGAAGTAAAAGTCACATGCCCCCGGAATACTGCTACAACCAGCATCCAAGCCCGGACTAGTTTTCACCATGTAGGCGCGGTAAGACCGCTGGTTTCCTGATGACGACCCTTCCATGACGCGGGGCTCCCATTTAAAGCCCGGACGCGTCTCACTGGGATTTGCAGCGTTCGCCGTTTCAGCGCCTTTGGATGCCGCACTCCACGCCATCGCATAAGCGACACCTTGATCACAGGAACCGTTAGATGGGCACGCGCTTTGAGCACGGGCTGTACCTACGCCAAATGCCGCGAGTACAGCCGCCACAGCACACCAGATGAGCCGCCGAACGGTAGTGCGCGCAGCGTAGCGAAGTAGCCAACGCATCAGTTCCAACCGCTCGCACACACGTGCGACATATGTATCAAAAAGACCAGCACGATGAGACCTTCCATAGATCCTCCAGTATTAAAAAGGGGAGGGTTTCCCCTCCCCTTCGGGGACGTCTGAATATCGGATCAGACGATTACTTGCCGCCGATCAAGCCCAGGGCACGCAGCGTCCAGCGACCCAGCGCGAAGGCTGCGAGGATCGAAACGCCAATGGCTACGTAGGTGGCCACCTTGCTGATGATTTCGGCACCGTCGAAATCGCCACTCTGCGCCATGGCGAAACCCGGCAGCGCCATCAGCGCGGTGGCACCCATATAAGCAGTGGTCTTGGCCTTACGGGCGAGCTTGGAAACAGAACTACGCATTGCACTTACTCCTCTATGGATTTTGGATTCAGCAGTCCTCTGACAACCGCCAAGGTCATCAGGCCGATGAAGTACGCTCCCCCGACCATCGCGGCCTGTTCGATATCGGGAAGTGGTGTGGTCCAGTCGGTTTGATCAACCCACTGCTGGACCTCGCATTGCTGCGTTGAATCATTGAACTGAGAGCACATCAGCACCTTTGCCATCAGCGCCGCCCACGGAGCTCAGCAACAGCTACCGCCACACCTGCGCACACCAACACGCCGAAACAGAACCCAATCGACAGGAGGTGCCACGGCGATGCAGTGACCAGGTACTGGACCATGGGTTAGCCCTTCGCCGGGGCCGCAGCCGGGATCGGGGCCGGCTTATCATCGGCAAGCGCAACCAACTTGATGGCACGGCCCAGCTTCAAACGCTCGTACTCATCCGTCACGAAGCTGGACGGATCAAAGGTGTAGAAGCCTGGGCGGTACGGATGCTCGCCCGCTTCCAGCGAGATCTTGAACGGCTTGGGGAAGCCGCCTTCGTTGTCGATGATGGCTGCCACCTGTTCGTTGAACTGCATTGCCGCCCGCTCACCACGAGCCGGAATCGACTTGACAAGTACCTTGTCCGAAATGATTTGAATCTTCATAGCTCTATCACCTTCCACGCGATTGTCCGGCCACCAAAAATGGTTACTCGCCACGGTGAGGGCCAGAATTCACCGGTGAGTTTGTCGAACCACCCGCCAAGCGCTTTGCGAATGTCAGCAGCAGTGCCGAAGACTTCGCGGGCGGAAACGGGCGCTCTCCAATAGCGCAGCTCGCGCTTGGATTCTTGATTCAGGCCACCGCAGCCATGAGTGCGGAAACCCTTGGGAAATTGACCAGCAACAATGCTGGTGAACTTGCTTGCGTACTTAGCGAGATAGCCAACAGCGTTACGCGCTTTCACGATCTGGCTTGAACCATGAGGCCACCAGCCACGCTGATCGACCTTGCCGAAATACATGCCCTGGGGAATCCAGATCAGGACGTGGTAATGGGGGATGCCGCGCTTGGTGAGCTCTCCCACCCAGAGATAACGGAAAACCTGACCCGCAAACCGTTTGGCGCGGGATCGAGCGACATTGAAGTAGCGCCGCATTTCTCGCAGAAGGCCGCTAATGTCACGAGGGCTGCTATTGCGTCCGTCTCGGTAGGTGAGCGTGAGCATGTACCAAGCGCCCCGGAAACCCGTTGCTTTCGCTTCTTCATCGTGCAGCCTCGCGGACGTGATGACACCCTTCTTCAACCGCTGCGCCCGGGCCAGCAGTGGGTCAATTTCGATGGATACACGGGCCTTCTTCGGCGCGTCTGGACCACTTGTTTTATAAGGGACAAGCCCAAGGGCCAGCGCTTCGCGCTGGCCCTCTGCGCTCAATGCGACCTGACCCGCTGCGTAGTACTCAGCAAGCGATGCAGAGCCGTTGCGCTTCGACTTCTGGACCTGCTCGCAAGCACGCTCAGTTCGATGCTGCATGGCACGCATATGCCCAACAGCTGCATCGAACTCATCAAGCGCAGTGCGCGGCTTATGAGCAGCGACGTTCGCATCAATGGTTGAGCGCAGCCGCGTATAGCACGGCTCGCACATGTCGGCGCGATGCATCTTGCTCGGCTTGCCGCAGATGCCGCAGAACGTGCCGTGGTAGCAGTAGCCGGAACCGTCAGCCACGGCGTCGATCCATCCAGCGCGAGACAAGCAAAGCGAACGGCAAGAGGACGATGAAGGCAGTAAATGCGCCGCGGAGGAAATCAGCCACGGCACACCCACCGGATCCAGTGATAGACGGCAACCAGTGCCAACGGGATGAGGAAGATCACCGGGCCACCTCGGCGCGTGCCTGGGCAACGAGGCGAGCAGCGCGGTAGTCCGCGTCAATGCGATGGTTGCGGTGGTCGCGGATCCATACGATCAGCAGAACAACACCGCGAACGAGGCAGAAGCCGCACATAGCCAAGGCACCGATCACTTGGCACCGCCGATCAGGGCATTGCGGGCATCAATGGCGGCATCGACCTGGGCGACCTTGGCCGCATCACCAAGCCGAGCCCAATGGCGTCGAACGGCGTACAGCTGGTGCAGCTTCAATCCGTCGAGTTGCAT